GGACTGCGAAGCGTTCAGGGAAAGGGTGGTGGGAAAGGGTGGTCTTGGGGGATAAAGATGCTATGGCATCGCTTGCAGATGTTCTTGCGGTTCAACAAAGCGTCCATAAGTGACAGCCCCAAGGCCACAGCCTGAGGGTTGTCCTGAGCGAGAAGTTCTTGCTTCTTCTTGGCGGCGGCTCGATATTTCCAGCCACCAAAACGAAGCCATCCACGGAGCCAGCGCATTAGGAAGTCTCGTAGATCACATGACCAGAGATAAGGCCAGGAGTGCCACCGGTGAAGGAGGAGAGGGACATGTCGCCAAGAGAGACGGCCGTGCCATAGAGGGCCGGGCATTCCTCCGCACGGTTGCCACGCCAGAAGTAGACGCCGCCAAAGGCGTTCAAGCCGCATTGCATTTTGTGGTTGGCGGTATCGCGTTGGGGGAAGGTGGTAGCGGCGATGTTGCCGACGTTGAGTGGTGCGGCAAGGGCGGCGGTGAATGGGTCCATGTAGGAATCGCCACCGCCTGCTGCGAAGGTGAGGGCGCCAACGCTAATGGTGCTGTCATCGGCGAAGACCATTGGTGTTGGGGAGGAGGTTGAGGCGGCCAGGCCCGAGAGGGAGATTTCCCAGAATCGGGTGTATTGCGTGGCCGAGCCACCGCGCCAGAATGCGAAGGCTTGGCCGGAGGTGAAGGCGGTGGTGTCGGCGACAGCCGCCGGAGTGATACCCTTTTGGATGGTTATTCTACGTGCCATGACGGCTAGCCTTTCATGTATAGGTGATACGTTTGATGTGGTAGCAAGTATCGAGACTGCATTCGTGGTTGAGTTTTAGCATCAGCGAGCAGCCATCGCAGATGTCGTGATCGCACTTGCGGCAGTAGCCCCGACTGCGACTACGATCGGGATTGAGAATAATGGTTTTCTGGCAGCGTGAGCAGAGGAAGGTGGGGCTTTCAAGCATGGTACCACCAGGAACCGCAACGAGACCGCGTTGGGCTTGCTCGTGCGAGACGCCGGGGGAATTACGGTGGTCGATCAGGACGTAGCCTTCCAGTTCACGCTTGGAGAACATGAGGTTACCCGTTTATACTCAAAAAGGCGTTGAACTCTGCGGAGATAGCGGAGTCGATGTGGGCGTCAGTAACGAGGGCGGCTTGTACGGCAATGTTACCGGTGGTTAGAGGAACTGTGCCGCCTATGGTAGCATCGGCGATGACGTTGGTATCGGTCGAGGCTGTAAGGGCAAAGAGGGTAACCCAGTTGGCTAATTGAATAGGTTGGAGGATTGTCACCACTTGGTTCTGTCGCTGACGGTGGGTTGCGGACCAAGCTTCGTTCGAGATCGCTATACAGGTGACCAAGAGGGAGGCTTGGACTCGGTTTTGGAAAGCGGCAAATTGGGATAGGACATACATGTCATTGCGGGTAGCGGCCATGGAGTTCTCCTACATTTGGATCATGTTTTGTTTATTAAGGGTAAGGCCACCTGTGGATGCTACGATATCACAGCTAACGGCAGCCCAACCATTGACGCCACTGGCGTTGTGCCAAGTTAAGGAATGGGTAGCACCGGTAGAAGGAAAGCGGTTTGCCGCTGCGTCGTTCCCGGCCGGTGCTAGTAAGTAAATCTGCGTGTCACTGACGGATGCAATCGCAGCGGGAGTCGAGTAGGCCGAGACGTACATGTCTCCATTAGCCCCGGATTGTGCAGCGGTGCCAAGGTCCTGAGCGGCTCCACTCGTAGTACCATTCGCAACGAGGGCATTGGTGCAAGCCGTTGCCACAGAAGTGGTGACGGTTCCGGCATAAGACTGAAGCTCTGCACTAGTACCAGTTGCAACTGCATTGACAACACGAAGTGTCTTGGAGGCTCCTGATGTTGGGGTGACAACGGCATAGATGTAAATCTTACCATTGGCCGCTGTTGGGCAGGGTTCAGACCCGACTAATGTGCAAGCTTGATTAGTGCCGCCTTGGTCCCATGTGACACTGCTGATGGTTTGGGTAGCATCTTGGGAGATATAGAAGACAGCAAGCGTAGCAGTAGCGCCGACCGTGAACGTGAAGTTCTGAGTCGTCGCCGAGGCGTTGTAAGCAGCTGTGCCAGTGTCGACTACTGTTACGGCCATGGATTACCTTAAGGGTGTGGAATTGCCGCACCCGGTATAATTACCCCATTCACGATAGTTGCTTGGACTACATTAGTCCAAGCAAGAACATTCAGAGTACCACCATTTGGAATGATAGTAAGATCAACCGTATTGCCGGGGGAAGGGACAAAGTAACAGTTGATGAAGGATATATTTGTCGTAAGTCCAGCCCCACCAGCATCGATGTGAATCTGGACTTCATTCCCGACTCCGGTGCCTCCGCCACCCCAGAACAGAACATTATTGAAACTGAGATTGCCTTGAGAATTATCAGACCAAAAGATGGCATCAGATTCTACAAACCCGGCTCCATAGGTCGCCACTGCTTCAGCGTTGTCGTAAATGCGGAAGCAGGTGTTGGTGATATTAACCGTCGAGACAGCGCCTGCGGCTAAGAACCATTGTATTCCATCGGCGTGATCGCCGGACTTGCCGACGGTGTTGATAAAACACTGATCGATGTTCATTATCGCCAACGTGCTAGTAGACGCAGCACGCGGACCTTCGCGCCAATCCGATACGCATTTAGAAATGTTTAAGATTCCGGAGGGCTGACCCCAGAAGAAAACCGAATTACCGGGATCAGGGTAAGTAGGGCTATCATCCCAGGTTAGATTGGATATCGTACCTGTTGTGTATTCGAGTTGGCTCCCGCTTTCCCTTCCTCCTAAGGTTGGGATATTGGCAGCGAATCTTGGATCGGATTTGCTCATGGGGATTGATATCCCATGAGGGATTAGGATTGTTGTTCTGAGACCACCCATTCGCATTTGCTAGACCAAGATGTAGCTGAGGCTGCCGCCAATCGGGGAGGCAGCAGAGAGGTTGACGAGGAGCGAGTCGCCAATAAGGGTTTGGAACCAGCCTCCAGCGTTGAAGCCATTGACGCAACCACCATTGGCGACGCAGTAGGCCGGTCCGGAGATGTCCAGAGGGCCGGTAGAGGTTTGGAACTTGACGTTGTTGGCTGTAGAGCACACGAAGTAGAAGGATAGGACAACGATCTTTCGGCCGGCTACGCCAAAGACAAGCGTGCCTGAAGCTGAGATCTCGATGGGGGTGTAGAGGATCCCACCCGGGACTTCTGTGCGATAGATGTCAGCCAAAGTGTTGTTTCCTTAAGGAGTCTAGGCTAGCTTCGAGTTGCTTATGACGGGCATCTGCCGAGGCGACTTGGAGATCAAGGTCATCAAGTTGAGCTTGTTTATCCATGATTTTTGCGTCGAGGTCTTTGACCTGCTGGGCTCGATTGAAGATAGCGTCTTCGTAGTCACGCAGGTTCTTGGCTTGAGCCACGGTTAGACCTGAACGGGCGTCACTAAGTTCTTTCTCCAAGGAGTCGAGTGCGGATTGGACGGTTTCGGTTCTAGCCGAGGCTTTGTCGTGGGCCTCGTTAAGCGGGCCTAATTCAACAAGAAGCTGCTCAACTTCTTGTAAGTGAGTGATAGCGTCTCTGATTACAGACATTGAGTGGCTCCTAGAATTGGGAAAACCAAATAGTGGTGGCAATGCCAGCAGCGGAAGGGGTGACACAGAGGGTGGCTCCTGCAGGGACCTGCATCTGGGCCACACCTACGTTGTAGGTCGCTGGGGCTGTGGAGGTGACGTTTTGAGTGGTGATGAGGGTTGTAGGAGAAGTGCAGGTGGCGCCAGTGCCGAAGGTGAAGGTGAAAAGGCCTGTGGCACCAGTGTTGGAGACTTGGTAGCCACAGACGAAGATGGATTGCCCGGTTACGCCCGCGACGATTTGGGTTGCCGTGGTAGGGCCAGCAGCGACGTTGGCGACTTTGTTGCAGAGGATTTGGGCTGAAGGGCCAACGACGTTCTCCGCTTGCGCAGGGGAGCATAGCGCAAGCAGAAGGAGGAGCGCGAGCTTTTTCATCATCGGATTCTGTACCAGGAATTGGTGGATAGGACGTAACGCCATTCAGCACTTGTACCAGCAGCAAGAGTGCCGGTGGTGGTCAAACCAACTAAGGTTGAGCCATCAGTTACGTTAACAGTACACTGTGTAAAGGCGCCAACACTGCCATTGACGATCTCGAAGATTTCTCCATCCCATGGAGTGGCTGGGAGGTTTACTATAGTAGAGACTGATGCAGCAGTGAAGACTAAGGTCGATGCGGTGGTGTTGGTTAAGGTCGAAAGAGTTCCCGAGGTTTGTGCAGTCGTAGCCACACCCGTGGCATTCCGTATCTGTGCCACGGTAGTGAATTGACTAGTACCTCCCGGACCGCCAAGAGCGATCTGCCAAGTCTCGGTGCCGAGGAGGTTACGGGAGGTGAGTTGTTGAGCCCACAGGGCTCCACTCATAAAGGCAAGGGCCATCAGGGCCCCCACCAGAAGTGTGCGGAATTTGGTCATCACGGGGCCCTCAGTTCGCGACGTTGACGCCGGCAGGGTATCCGCCGAGGACTGCGTTGTTGGTGCTTTGGTAGGAGAGGTCGTGTCGATCAAGGACAATAAAGGCTGAGATGTTACCACCGGTCAGGGTCGCAGTGGCAATGACATAGGCCATACGCAGGAAGCGAGGGATGGCGATGCCGTCCGGGGGACGAGGCATGTCCATGTCGTAGAGTCGGGCTCCAGCGGTGAGAGTCGCCAGGGCGTAAAGTGGAGATGACCACCAAGAGGAGAAGGCTGCGGGGGCACCAGAGCCGTTGTCGACTGCTCCTTGGAGGGCGATTTGGAGGGTTGGGGCACCACCAGAGGTTACGGTAGTGATGACTTGGACTAGCAGTTTCATCGCCGGGTCGTCGCCGATACCGATGTCTCTGGCACCGCCGCCAGCGGCGAAGGAAGGAATACCAGAGGCAGTGCCTAGATCGATAGTGTTGGTTGATGGTTGGGTGCCGATGGCACCGGTGGTGCCTGCTACGAAGAGCAGGTTGTTATCGAAGGAGAGAAAGCCGTCGAGGATCATTTTGTGTTCCTTTTCAAACTACTTGGGCTTCATTGGACAGGACCGCGTCCACCGTGCGGATGGGGATGCCACGGAATGTGGTGATGGGCTTGCCGTTGAACTCTTCAATGCGAAGGAGGACGTTGGTTTTGTTCATGGCTTGGAGATCGAGGTAGGTCCGGATGATGCGGTTGCAGTAGATTACGGTCCGGCCCATGTCGGCGCGGACTGCGGGGGTATCCGAAGTCTGCACGGTTGTCGCCGAAACCGGAGCGGTGGGCAACCTGTAGAGAGCGCGAACGAGAAGGTTGATCAAGTTCGCCGCGGAGACACCGGTCAGTTGGGTGACGTCCACGTTGGCGATCCGCGCCATGTAGCGCCAGTCCCGCTGGGCAAAACCGATTTCCCACTTGAAGTGTTCCCGATAGGCTTGGTAGGTGTTGCCCAGACTGTCAGCAACGGGCCATTCGCCCATGTCGCGTTGCTGGAGGCCAGCGAGTTTGCCCTTGGGGAAGATCGCGTGGTTGGTATCGGTACCCCAGGTCATCACCCAGATTGAGGTGTTGGTGGAAGCGGTGCCGCCGCCATCGAGGACGTTGTTGGCGGTGTTGGAGTTCGCGACGGTTTTGGTTGAGTAGCGTGGGGCGAAGCCGGTGAAGCGTTCCGGGTTGGCGAATTGGTTGCCGTAGACCATAGTGGAGGCGACTTGTTGGGACATTCCTTCTAGGAAGGCCCTCGATTCACTCAGGCGGAACTCTGGAGTGTTGCCGTTCAAATCAGCGATGTCTTTGTCGATGACGGAGTAGGTTTCGAGGTTGCCACAGGCTTCGACCAACTGAGCAGTGGTAGACTTGGCGTTGGGAACGCCGGTGTTGAGCAGGCGCCAAGTGGCTTGGGGCAGGGCGGTGCGGACTGTGGTCTTGTGTCCGGTTGGGAGGTTGCCTTCGACGACCATCATGTCATCGAGGAGTTCGTTTGTTTGGGACAAGAGTTCGATGATAGCGGCTACTTTGTAACCGTCATCCATGCGTTTTGCCCAATCAGCATAAGTTAGGGCGGTTGTGCCTACGATTGCCATAGGTGAGGATCCTTAGTGAGGGTTAAGATTCATTCTTCATCCTCTGTTCCTCTGGGCGCTGCCGTTCTACCGCTCTGCGGTGGGACGGAGGATTTCAGGATCCGCGGTTCGGCACGAGGTGCGGATAAAGGGCTTCGGCGATGGATGGCTGGACCGGAGCGTTAGGGGCTTTATTGGCCTCCGGGGAGATCCCACCCGGGCGGATGCTGGGACCTTCCACGAAGGGTTTGAACATTATGGAGAGGGCTTCGACGACATCGGGGTTGGTACCGGCGCCGGTAAGGTCCAAGGCGCCACGGAAGGCCCGAGCAAGGGATGGGGGCAAGGCCGAGTCGATGGCCTTGGAGATGTCGGTTCGGACGGTTTCGGCCTTGGAGCCGAAACGGTCGTGGATGTCTCCGAGCCATTCCTTTTGGAGGTCGGCCCATTGTTTATAGGGGGCTTCGATGGCTTGTTGGGTATTTTTGGCATAAGTGTCGACCAGCTTTTGGGCGGCTTCTTGGGTCAGGCCTAGTTCTTTGAACGCTGCGGTGGCTTCGGTAAGGGCCTTTTCGTCAAATTTGAAGCCGTCGGGGACTTTGAAATCGGCATATTTCTCTGGGGCGCCTTCGGCATCAGGCTTTTTGTCTTCGGGTTTGGGCTCTTCCTTTGACTCTTCCTTTGGAGCCTCAGGGGTTTGGGTAAGGAAGGACTGGCCTTCAGGTTTCTTCTCTGGCGTAGGGGTCGTAGTCTCCGGCGAAGGGTTCTGGTCCTTCAGGGTCCCGTCCACCGTTCTGGCTTCCGGCTGGTTGCCCTGTGGGGGATCGGTTGTCACTGTCGTATCGGTCATTGGAGAGTTCCTTGTGGATGGCTTCTTGCATCATTAGGATGTATTCG